TCACGATGTTTCAGTAATATACACACTTCCTACTGGCGGTGATATTTACGATTTTTCTCGGGCAAGAATAAACCCAATGATTAAAGCATCTCCATATTTATCACAGGTAATGTCAGACACAACAGATAGTTTAGGACTTAAACAAATACGTCAATCATTCGTTTATTTTAGAGGCGCTTGGAGTGAAAGACAAGCTATATCAGTAGATAGTGATTTTAATATTCATGATGAAATAGACTTTTCTAAACCTGATATTCTTGATATGTATCGAGAACGACTTTCTCATTCAAAACATAAATTAATTCTTGCGTTCTCAACACCGACGATACCGGGATTTGGTATAGATTACTTATATGAAAAGTCAGATAAGAAAGAGTGGTTTGTCGAATGTTCAAAATGTAAAAAGCCACAGATATTAAAATATCCCGATTCAATTAGGGGTGATACGAAAGAAGCGCGATATGCTTGTGTATTTTGTAGAGCAACAATAACTGATGATGATAGACGAAATGGGTATTGGCAAGTTACAGGTGATAAGGATTGGGGAGTGTCAGGTTATCATATTACACAACTAATGGCTCCTTGGATGACTGCAACTGATATTTTACAAAAAGAAGAGAAATCACGAATGAATCCAATCACACAACTATCAGGAATAAAAGATTTTTATAATTTTTGTTTAGGTGAGGCATACGGTGGTGAAAATCAACCTCTTAATAGAGATGTATTATTAAGTTGTGTTGATAATAAATTTGATTTGGAATTAAAGGGAAGAAATACAGTGATGGGTATTGACCAGGGAGATAAGATTCATGTTGTTATTTTTAAGAAAGAAACGGACAAGATTTACCGATTAATTCATACAGGCGTATATGATGATTTTGATAAGGACTTGCCAAATCTAATGGAAAAATATGGCGTTACTATTTGTGTTATTGATGCTTTACCGAATAAACACTCTGCGAGAAAATTTGCATTACTTTATTTATCAAAAATATGGTTAGCTTATTATAATGATAGTCAGAAAGAAACTATTGTTTGGCATAAAGATTTTGAGAAAAAGGAATATCACGTAGTTGCAGCAAAAATGGAAACGATGGATAGATTGGCAGATAAGTTTAGGAATGGATTAATCATCTTACCAAAACTATCACAGGATTTAGATTTATATATTAGGCATATGTGTAATTGGGCAAAAGATAAAGAAGAAAAGCCCGATGGACGAGTTGTCTGGGTTTATAAAAAGTTAGGTGAAGACCATTTGACAATGGCAACAAACTACGCTATGCTTGGAATTGAAAGGCTTTCGACAGGCTCTTTGGCTGAACCTAAAGCTGATGATATTCCAAAAAGGGATAAACCAATAACATCAGGCGTTATGGACATGAAATTTTAGTCAAAGAACTATGAAAAAAATAAAGAAAGGAACAAAAAAATTCTCTTCACGACAGGAAGTCGGTGCTTCTGGTACAACTAACTTTCAAGGCTACATTGATACCGATGAATACAAACAACAGTTAATGGGTACTGAACTTTATACAACGGTCGATAAAATGAGATGGAGTGATGCTTCTGTTCAAGCTGCGTTATTATTATGTGAGCTTCCAATCAGATCAACAGAATGGGATATCGAACCAGCGGATGAAACTGCACAATCAAAAGAAATAGCAGATTTTGTAAAAGACAATTTATTTCAAGGACTACAGACTTCTTGGGAAGACGTTTTACGTCAAATATTACTTATGCATCCATATGGTTGTATGGTTTTTGAGGTTATTTATAAAATGACAGAAGACGGTAAAATTGGATGGAGAAAGTGGGCGCCGAGAATGCCACGAACGATTGAGAAATGGAATGTAGATGCAAATGGTGAGTTGGAAAGTATTGTTCAAAGAGCATATAAAAATAATAATTACATTGAAATAACACTACCTATTCAAAAGTTAATGGTATTTGTGAATAGACAAGAGGGTGATAATTATCTTGGTACTTCTATTTTAAGACAAGCATACAAACATTGGTTTTTTAGGGATAAATATTACAAAATTGACGCAGTTGCACAAGAAAGATTAGGAATTGGTATTCCAGTAATAGGATTGCCAGAAGGATTTACTGATGACGATTATCATTCAGCAGAAAAAATGGGAAAAAATTTACGCGGACATGAAAAAGCGTACATAGTTATTAAAACAGGTTGGACAGTTGAAATGCTTGATTTAAAAGCAAGTTCATTAAAGAATCCAACAGAGATGCTTGAACATCACACAAGAGAGATATTAAAATCAGTATTGGCACAATTTGCTGATTTAGGTTCTAAAAGTACTGGAAGCTTTGCATTATCAGAAGATCAGTCAACCTTATTCTTGCAATCACTTGATGCTTCTGCTAAAAGTGTTGAAGAAGTAGTAAATGATGAGATTAAAAAATTAGTTGATTATAACTGGACTGTTGAAAAATATCCTAAACTTACTCACGCGAACATTGGAACAAGGGATTTTAAGTCAATCGCAGAAGCAATACAAACCCTTACATTTGCAAATATTCTTACTCCCGACTCTGGACTTGAAGATTATATGCGAAAGTTAATGAAACTTCCCGACCGTCCAGAAGACGCAATACCAGTGTCAGAAGTAAAAGCAGAACAAGCACAAATAGGATTAGATGGACAGAAAACCACACAAGATAATCTAAAAAAAGGAATAGTACCGGGAAAAGGTGGTTTACCAAATGAACAAAAACCTACACCAGAAAAAAAAGTACCTTCAAAAAAAGCTCACGAATATAAACGTGAATTAACAAGAGCAGAAAAGAACGTTCGTTTTGATGAAATAAGAAACTTCATGGATAATGCTGAACAAATATTAAATAGTAAAATGACATCTATTCTTAATAGAGAAAAGGTAAGCCTTTTAGCGAGTCTTGAAAAAAGCATTAAACAAAAAGACTTTCCTACCTTACATAATATTCAATGGAAAGTTAAAACTTTATACACTCAAATGTTTCAAGAAGAAATGAAAAGAATATTTGAATATGGAAAACTAAAAGCAAGTTATGAAATTAAACAACCCGCCCCAGTAACAACTACTGAAATAAATCGACGAATATCAGAAAGGGCTTTTTTCCTTGCAAATCGTCATGAAAAACAAATGCTTGAATCATTAAAACAAATAGCCGCAGTTGGAATGATGGATAAAGACATCACTGATGAAGAAACTCTAACAAATGTCACCGAGGCATTTGATAAATTTACAACTAAAAATGTTCCAGCGACTTCATCATTAGTAACGTCAGATGAGATAAATAATGGAAGAATATTTACATTTACATCATTCGAAAAAGAATTGTATGGTTATCAATGGAGTTCAATACTCGATGAGAGAACCTGTAATTATTGTACGAGTGCAGACGGAAAAGTAATTGGAGTTGAAGATAAGGCATTTCATGAATATAAACCCGGCGCAGTTCATTTTGGATGCAGATGTATTTGGGTGGGGATCACAAAAGAAGAAAGTAATCCTCCACCATTTACAGGAATACCCGAACAGTTAAGACCACAGTCAATGGTTGCAGCTTGGGATTTTAAGGATATTGGACATCCATTACCCGGAAGCGCAGGAAGAAAACAAATGCCCTATGGAGCTGGGATATTTAAGGAGAAACAAAAATGACTAAAGATGAATTAACAAATAAGTTTATTGACCTTAATGAAAAGTCCGTACTCTTTATGGAAAAAGTGTCTAATGTTTTAATTGAACTTAATGATAATAATAAACTTCACAGAGAGGCAATCGTAACAAATACACAAGCAACAAAAGAGATGACAAAAAGTTTTAATAAGATATGGTATATTTTTATAGTTGTTATATTAGCATTAGTGGTGTTAGCGGGTGCGGAAAAGGTATTTGACTTCTTACCAAACTTTAAATTATGAATCTTTTAATTTGTGTTTTAAAAATCTTTGCCCTATTTAGGGCAGTTTTTTATTTATACATATCGGTTGAGGCGTTATTACTTGGTTTTATGTATTGGAACGCATATAAGAAATTTAAAACAACTCCGATAATTGAAACGCTTGAAAGACTTCTTTTATCACTTGGTGTTGCATATTTTTATATGACGATTGCTGCTTTATTCAGTTTTCTTGATGCTAATAATAATTTATATGATATTTTAGTAGCGTTTATTCCTATATTCACAATTCCGGTTGCTTATTACTTAGCGAAATTTAGAGAAAAATCAACAGCAGAAGTACCAAAAAAAGGAAAATATCACGTTAAAAATTTTAAGTTTGAAAAAAAGACACCCATTAACTAAACAATACACTTGACATTATAAATATGTTATTATTTATCTGAAAGGAAACTAAATTATGGCACTAAAATTTCCTGCTGACTTCGAAAAATGCGTTAGAGAGGGCGGCAAAGTAAAAACAATAAGTCCAAAAGAGGGTAAATATCTTCATGTTTGCTATGATAAGCAAGGTAATTCCCATAGTGGGGAAGTAATGACTAAAAAAGAAGCGTCTGAATCAAAATTATATAGATTAAAAACTCTTTCATCACAAATTCAATTAAATGAACAAAACTTCTCTTCTAAAAAACCTATCTCTGAAATTGAGATATTACACGCGGGGGAATGGGAGCATCCACAATATGGAACAATACGAATAACCAATGAGGACATTGATAGATTTATTAATTCATTTAATGATAAAGTACGGACAGTTGACCTTGCTGTTGATCAGGAACATATGCCAGAAAAAGGAGCCGCTGGATGGTTTAAGACTTTAAAAAAGGTTTTTGAAGATGGAAAGACAAAGTTAAAAGCAAGTGTTGAATGGACGAAGTTAGGAACACAATTAATTACTGATGGTATTTTCAAATATTTTAGTCCAGAATTTGATTTTGATTATGAAGATATGGAGACACATGAACAGTTTGAGAACGTCTTATTAGGTGGGGCATTAACGAATCGACCATATTTTAAGAGTCTTGCTCCAGTCATGTTGTCTGAAAATATGTTTGCAGGATTTACAAATTTAAACATTATGAAAGGAGGTGAAAAGAACATGTTAACCAAAGATGAACTTAAAGCAAAATTGGTGGAAGATGCTGAATTCGTACTTCCAGCAGAAGCAACAGAAGAAGAAAAGAAAGCTTTTGAAGAAGTCAAGGCAGAAGTCACCAAGGAGGCTGAGGAAAAGGAAGAAAAAGAGAAAGCTGACGTTGAAGCAAAAGAAAAAGCAAAAAAGACAGCAGAAGAAATGAAAAAGGAAGAAGAAATGAAGAAAATGAAAAATCAAAAGATGAGTGAACAGTTTATCTCAAAAGCCGACCACGTTAAGGAACTTAATGAAGTGAAGTCAAAAATGGGCGTTTTAGAAGCAAAACTTCGCTTTGCAGAAGTCACCGAACAAGTGGAAGGATATATTTTCTCTGAAAGCAATATCAATGGAGTTCTTTTACCTAAAAATAAAGATGTAGCTGTAAAATTGATTATGGCTCTTACTCCAAAAGCTGCTGAACTTTTTACTGAATTTGTCAAAGGATTGCCAAAAGTCTCTGCCAAACTCTTCAAAGAGGAAGGTGGGGAAGGTGTTAGTGCCGATGATAAAGGTGGTAGAAGAGAAGCAGAGATTGCGAAGAAAATGAAAGACACTGGTATGAAATACAGTGAGGCGTTAGTGGTTATCGGTTCAGAAAAACCAGAACTTTTCAAGTAATCTGGAGTAGGAAATAATGGAACAAAGTGTTATGAAGTTAATATTTTAAGGGGGTGAAAAATAATATGGCACAAGCATCAAATCAAACAGTTAAATCATTTATAGCGGGTGAAACTTTTGCTGTGAAGCAATATTACGCTGTAATGATGACGACAACTGATAATACTGTTGTAGTTGCGGGAACACCAGCTGCCGAGGGGACACATGTTATTGGAGTAGTCCAAAATAAACCAGCATCCGGTGAAATGGCGTCTGTTGCAATCGGCGGAACTTCTAAATTAGTAATGGCTGCAGCATGTAGTATTGGTGAGAAAATTATGTCCAGTTCAGGAAAGGGAACACCAGTCGATGCAGATACTAAATCAGTTATTGGAATCGCATTAGAAGCTTCTGTTGGCAACAATAGCGTGATTGAAATCTTACTAACTCCGGGTGGAGTTGGACAAGCTGATGAAAGTAATTAATAATTGGATAGATTGACTTTTACTACAGTCATTAAACAGAGTTGAAAGGCGGTGAAAAAATATGAAATACAGTGAAATGTTAATTGAGAGAGAATTAGCTAAAATGAAATTCAATTCTCCGACAGAAAAAGACGTGCATCAAGACGCGGTTCTTTCTGGTGTATCAGTCAGATATACCAATGAAGAAATGATCGCTGATAGGATTTTACCTGTCATTCCAGTAAAAATGGAATCAGACAAGTATTACACTTATACTCGAGCGTGGAAACTTCCACAGTCCAGACGGGCTGCAGGAGCAGAAGCAAACGAGGTAGAATGGAACGTAGGTACTGCTACTTACCAATGTGAGGAATATGCTTTAAAAGATTTTATTCCAGACAGGGTTCGTAACAATGCTGATAGTCCATTAAGTATGGACGTTGATACTACGGAAAATTTGACAGAGTTAATTCAATTAGGGCGAGAGAAACGAGTTGCCGACATCATTTTTGCTGCCGGAACTTATGGCACTCAGACTTCTGCTTTAACTGGAACTAACCTTTGGAGTGACTACGCAGGTAGTGATCCTATTGGTGATGTTCGCACAGCCAAAAGCACCGTACACGCGGCTTCTGGAAAGATGCCGAATACAATGGTAATTGGATACCAATCACATTTGAAACTTCTTGATCATCCAGATATTCTCGAGAGAATCAAATATACTCAAAAGGGAGTTGTTAATGAACAATTATTAGCTCAACTTTTCGAAGTTGAAAACTACATAGTTGGAAAAGCTTTATATGACACAACCCAAGAGGGAGTTGCTGAAAGTCTTTCTTATGTTTGGGGTAAAAAAGTGGCTTTGATTTATTCAGAACCATCCCCTGGGCTAAAGAAAGCATCTTTTGGATATCAATTCCAAAGTAGAGGTTTTAGGGTCAAGAAATGGAGAGTGGAAGGACGTGAGGGTGATTTCGTAGAAGCAGGAGAGATTAGAGACGAAAAAGTAGTTGCGGCTTCAACAGGATATTTATATTCTGCGGTCACAGCTTAATGTTATTTAAGACCTTGATAATAGGGCGGGGGAGTTGAGGGAGCTCTTTAACAAGTAG